TTTTTGATATATATATTGACAAAATATATATCATATACTAAAATAATATTAGAGAGGTTCAGACTTCTCACTATTCCTATTTTACCTACCATAGTTGCCGCTATGGTAGGTTTTTCTTTTTGTTGATAAAATCTGCAAATTGCTCCTTTACTTGCCGTTCCAGAGGGTGCAGATAAAAGGCGTTTCTGCGTTCGAGCTCTGCCATTCGTTCAGCCCTGTAGGTCGCCGCCTCAAAGCTAATATCACATAAATTTGCAATTGCAGCGGAAGTTAACGCTTGCAGTTCATGTAGGACACAGGCAGGGGCGAGTAAATCCCGAGCAAATACATTTGCCAAGTGTTCGGCATCATCGGTTGTTGCAAAGCCGTTGCCGTCTTTGCTGAACAAATGGCCTAAAAATATATGACCGAGTTCGTGCGCAATTGTAAATCTACATCGCTGAGGAGATTGCTCATCAGCATAGACAATATACAGCTTATCATTTTGCATAAGCGTTGTACCGCTCTCGTTTTGGGTTAGCAGATTGACCGCCGAATTCCTAAGCAAAGTGATGTCGGCTCGCTTAGCTATTTGGCTTACCTTAACAGGCAAGCTGTTTACTTTGTAGTCGATTAGACATTGCCAAGAGGCATTGCGTGCCTGTTTGTATTTACCATAATTCAAATTTCATCACCTCATAGGTATTGTAACCTATGAGGTGTTTTTTATTATGTAATGCTTATAGGTCTGTATCGTCAGGCTCAAACTTACTGAGATCAGGAAGATTAACTATTTCAATAGGTTGATTATTACCGTCACTTCGTGCGGCTTTAACCGTTGGTATTAGATTATCGTTAATTTTTAAAATAGTATCAATTGTGTACTGATGTTCAGGGTGATTTCGATAAGCATAAACCAAATCTTTTTCATGATTGGTTAAAATCATAGTATTGCTTTTGTTTGGCATTTCTCTGAACTCTGCAAGAATATCATCTACTTTATATATATCACAAAGTGCGATTAAAATTTCTGCATCAGGTTGACCGTGATTGTTCTCCCACGCATTTACGGTTTTTCCACTTTTATTTATTAATTTTCCGACTTCATCGGCGGTTAATCCGCTTTTTTTCCTTAACTCTTTTAATTTTTGTGCTATAAATTCTCTTGACACTTTGTTTCTCCTTTTATAGATGTTTTATCTACGCTTTTATTATAATTCGCTAATTACAGATTGTCAAGAAAAAAATCTGAAAAATGTAGAAAAAATTTTTTAAAATCTCTTGACAATCTGCAAAAGTTAGATTATTATTAAAATGAAATCTACAAAATGTAGCATTTAACAGTTGAAAGGAGGTAAAAGGTATGACTGTGAACGAAAAACTTAAAAAGATTGTCGAAGAAAAAGGACTTAAACAATCATATTTGTGTGAGCATACTGGAATGACCGCTGATGCAATTTCAAGAATATTAAATTCCAACCGTAAGGTTACAGCAGAAGAGTTTTTGGGAATATGTCAAGTGCTTGATGTTGATCCAAGGCAGTTTTTTAAGCAGTCTGCTTAACTTATTACCTCAGAAAGGAATGGTAAAAATGGCACTAACCATATATGCTGTAGTCGCTACCGTAGTAGCAGTAGTGGCAATCATAAAAGCTGTAAAATGGAAAATTGCTACAAGAGCAATGGTAGTTTATTGTACAAAGAATTTCAGAATACCCACAGACAAAGAACTTGCCGACTGCTCCAAAGAAGCCGCCGGCAAGACAATAAGATTTAAGTAATTCCAAATTGAGCTTTTATAAGCTGAGTAACAACATTCGCTGATATTTGTGTTATTGCAGAAAGCGAGTGACTTCCCACGGTTCCGGCAATCTTCTTAACTTTATTCCATATATCATCGTTACGAATATTTGCTAAAAACTTGTGACCTTCGGGAGTTAAATCACCTACTTCTAAATAGTCGCCACCGTCGGCGCCGAACATTGAAGTAATTAAACCTGCAAGTTTGCATTGTTTAATGTGGTAGATAATTTCATCATGAGAGTATGGTTGAAGCCTTTCAAAATCGTTGCTGAATTTACTGTATCGAAAGGATTCGTTGAAGTCACACACTTCTTCTACACTCAAAAGAATATCACGAACACAGTCGTTATTTAAACGCATAAGCATCACCTCCTTACAATTTGATTTTAGCATTTTAAGGAGAAAAACACAACAAGAAGGTTACAGCAGAAGAGTTTTTGGGAATATGTCAAGTGCTTGATGTTGATCCAAGGCAGTTTTTTAAGCAGTCTGCTTAACTTATTACCTCAGAAAGGAATGGTAAAAATGATTGATTGTACGAAAACTACAAACTACTTCAACGAAAAGTTGAAGATGACGAAAAGAACAAAGAACGGACTGTGTGAAATTAAGTGTGGCAACTGTCCTTTGTGTAGTAATAGCAACGGTGAAGGATAATGTTAAAAATAGATTTAAAGCCTTGTCCGCTTTGTGGTCGGAAACCGATAATTGAACATTGGAGCAGTGGTGGAATAATGTATATGGTTAAATGTAATAACCCTGATTGTCCTGTCCCTGTGAACAGCTATCCGACAGGAAGAAATTTAAACGATGTAGAAGATGAATGGAACAAGAGGTCTGATAATGACAAACTTTGAAAAAAATCGGCTATGTGATGAGTGACGAAGAAATTCAGCTCCGTGACGGCACACATCCGATTTTTACAACGGGTGAAGTAAAATAAACTAAATATGTTAATCACGCTCTGCACAGCGAGATTATATATATCTCATTTTGACCTACTTTTCTGAATATTACCATTTTACAAATATCTCAGACAGGTGCAGCTGTCTGAGCTGATTTTAATATTTAAACGAGGAGAATAGTCATGAGAGAATATTTATTCAGGGGCAAGATGATAGCTAACGGTAAGTGGTCAGAGGGCAATTTGCTTGTGACTAAACAAGGTTGCTGCATAACACCAGATGCAACGGTGTTAGGTAGCTACGGTGCGGTCAACCCCGAAACGGTTGGTCAGTACACAGGAATGAAAGATAAGAATGGTAAGAGAATTTTTGAAGGAGATATCATTGATTTTTCTGACCGTTCTTATAGTGACGGCTACGGAGTTGTTCGGTACGATGCCGAAGGAACGGAGTTCGAGTTTGTGTATGACGATCACTATGAGGGATTAGGGCGCTGCTACTATCCCGAAGATGTTGAGGTTATCGGAAACATATACGATAACCCGAACTTAGTAAGAGGTGATTATTAAATGAATGAAAAAATCCTAATCAACCCTAAAACAAATCAGGAGTACAGAGATGTACCGCCGACCGTGGCGGCTGAATATCTCGGAGTTGCTCTCAATTATGTTTATGAGGGTTTAAAAAAACAAACCCTGCCTATCGGCTCAGCCGTACAGAGCGACAAAGGGCGTTGGAGCTACAACATACCGATTGACCGGCTAAAGGCCTATGCAAGCGGTGCAGATATCTCCTTACTGACTACACTGCTCAACAAATTGATCGGCAGCGGAAATACAATCAACGAAAGGACGGCGTAAAAATGATAAATTCGCCGTGCTACGGCTGTCAGATACGGACAACAAGATGTCATACAGATTGTGAAAAATATCTTGAATACAAATCAAAGTGCGACAACCGCCGAGCCGAACGCTCTAAGAATTATGACTTTTTTAATTACATCTGTCATAAAATCAACATCCATACGAGATGTCGAAAACTAAATAAATGAAAGAATAGGTGAATATATGGAAATCATTGCAAATAACCGTGCAAATAACCGTGAATATATCGCTTTTAAAGACTTGAAAAAAGGCGATATTTTTGTATTAGCCTCAGATGGCAAATGGTACATAAAAAACAACGATTTTTATGCAGTACGACTTTCAGACGGCGAAACCGTTGAGCCGGATTTCACACCTTTACTTTGCGAAGTCAAAGATTGCGTGCTTATGGAAAGAGAAATCTACACAGCATTAACTGAAAAGGAGTGTTATAACGAATGTGGCATTTAAGAAACTACGAAACAAAAAGGTCGCTCAGAAAAAAGTATAAGCATTGCAAAGAGCAACTCGAATACACCCGAAAGAGCCTCAGCACGAAAAGTGATGAGCTTGAAACAGCACACAGCGACATTGACTTTTTTAAGGTCAGAATCATCAAGGCGCTTAATGAAGTTAATAAACTTTGTGAGGGCAACAATCTGTTTTTACCGCCTGAGATTGAACGCATACAGGTTGAGCTTGCGGTCACAGATGTGATTGACATTAAAGAAACCTCCAAAGGCTTTATTTGCGTAGCGGTTGAGGAGTGCAACCGATGAATTTTACAGGCAAAGAAAAAGACCGTTGATTGCTTGCACTACAATCAACGGTCGGCAAATAACACAAGGCTATCTGCAATGTACAAATACAGTTCAATATTATTATATCAGATAACCTTGCGAAAATCAAGGAGATTATATAAATGAATAAAAAATCTAAATTACAAATGATATCAGTTGAAAAACTTCATCCACATCCTAAAAATCCGAGAAAGGTTATCGGCGATGTATCCGAACTTGCAGAATCTATCAAAGCAAACGGCATTTTGCAAAACCTTACCGTTGTGCCAAACAATGATAACTGGGATGATTTTACTGTTATCATCGGACACAATTTTGAAGATGATGAAAGCATAGACAGCTACATCAGCGAACATTGGAGCGATAACAGCGGCAGAATGTTAATGGCGGCGGCATACGCTTTGTGTCAGACGAATTACAGTTCGTTCAGTTATATCAGCGTAAATTATTCGGACAAGACATTCAGCCGAAAAAACAACCTAGATCTTAACCGATTTTACGTTCTGCTTTGCAAACTCGGCTATGTGATGAGTGACGAAGAAATCCAGCTCCGTGACGGCACACATCCGATTTTTACTATAGGTGAAACAAACTAAATAAGTTAATCACACAACTGCACTTGTGAGATTATATAAATCCCATTTAATACCTTCTTTCTTTAATTGTATTTTCGGGTAGGTGCAGATGCCCGAACAAATTAACCGATAACAAGCTCTGCACAGCTTGTTATATATAACTCGTTTACTCCTCTTTAAATAAATTCTGACATTGAAAACGGAGCAGGTGCAGATGGTCCGCTTTAGGTGAAGGAAATGGCATCAATCAAAGTTAAATCCGAATACAAGGAACTTGTTAAATTATTCAACCAATTGTCCGGATCAAGGTCATTGTAGCAAGTGTTCAACGATTGCATAGAAATGTTTGCGCTAAGCATTCAGAATACTTTTTGCATTGGTCAAACATTTGAAAAAAACGAAAATCGCTATAAAGACATCACCAAAAATTATAGTGAAAGCGAAATTAAAACAATTGTAAAAATTTTCGCCGAGATAACTAATGCACTCGAAGCAAATCCATTTCAAGATTTTTTGGGGGATTTGTATATGCAACTTGATATGGGAAGCAGCGCTCTTGGACAATTCTTCACGCCGTACACCGTATCTTATGCAATGGCGGAAAGCTCGTTTGACGAGAAAAATGCAAAAGCTGAATTATCCCAAAAAGGATATATCTCGGTTCTTGAGCCTGCGGTCGGTGGCGGCGCAAATGTAATTGCGTTTTGTGAGGTGCTGAAAAATCATGACATCAATTATCAAACACAATGTGTCATTGTCTGCCAAGAGCTCAGCAAATTAACTGCTCTGATGTGCTATACAGCACTGTCGCTGATAGGTTGTGCAGCGGTGGTTAAAATTGGAAATAGTTTGAGTGATCCATATACGAACTATTTTGCTGAGTGTTCTAAAGGTGCTGAAATTTGGACAACTCCAATGTTTCACATTCAAAACTGCTATAAGAAGGTATGAATCTATGCAAGAAGAGGCGCTTTTACAAATCATTCAAAAGCAACAAGAACTGATTAATTTAATGCTTCAATCAGGAATAAAGATTTCTGACACAAATTCACCCAACGCTCAGACATTCAGTTATTCTGCCACAACGAAAAAACAATCAAAGGATAATAATGGTATTAAAACTTTTGACGAAGAGGGTTTCAAACAGTACTTGACATCAAAAGGTCGTTCCGAAAATAGCATTGATACATATATTCGAGGTGTAAAAAGTTTTTTTAAAATCCACAAAACCATAAGCATCCAGCATCTTGAAGAGTATGAAATGGAATTAAAAAACAAATGGAAGCCAAAAACAGTAAATCTAAGAATCGCCGGAATGAACGCGTACTTTAAGTATATTAAATTTACCGGATTTGAATTTCATCGCTCGAAAGAACAAAAAAAGACTTATTGCAATGAAGCTATCAACGAAGCTCAATACGCAAAACTGATTACATGGGCGAAAGATAACGCTCCTAAAGTGTGGCTTACTGCTAAAGTGATAGCCGGTACCGGCGTTCGTGTATCAGAACTTATAAACTTAAAAACTGAAACTTTAGTTCAGGGCTACGCAGACATAATTGGTAAAGGCAACAAACTGAGGCGGATATACTATCCCGAAAAACTTGTGAATGAAATTAGAAATTACTGCGGAAAAATATTTATACTTGAAAACAAGTACGGCAGGCAGATGACAACAAGAGGAGTTTACTCTTTAATTAACAAAGCCTCCGAAAAAACCGGAATTCCTAAAGAGGTAATGCACCCACACTCATTTCGTCATTTTTTTGCAAAAGAGTTTCTAAAAAATAATAACGATATAACATTACTCGGAGATTTACTCGGGCATAGTGACGTAAGCACAACTGCTATATATACAAGAATGACATCTGCGGAACAGGCAAAACAAATCAATGAGATTGTTAGGTGGTAGAAAAATGTCGAGGCTAAATAAAACATGGACGGCCGATGAAATAGATTATCTTATTTCTTCTTGGGGCAACGTTAATATGGCCACTATAACAAAACACCTTGATAGATCCGAATGTGCAATAAGGCTAAAAGCCGGTAAGTTAAACTTAGGACCTTTCTTGGCTAATGGCTATAGATACATCACAATAAGCAATCTTTATAAACTCATTCGCCCAAACACTTCTGCCACTTATTTAAAAACATCGTGGGTAAAAAATAGAAATCTGCCTACTCACAACATATCAAGAAGTTCAAAAACAAATTTTACCGTTGTTTACATAGATGAATTTTGGACGTGGGCAGAGAAAAATCAATATTTTTTAGATTTTTCGAAACTTGAAAGATATCAATTAGGACCTGAGCCTGATTGGGTAAACCCAAAACGAGAGGCAGACATATTAAGGAACAGTCTTATTAAAGCAACTCCGTGGACAAACAGAGAAGATAACCTTCTCAAAGAATTGCTTGTAAAGCAAAAGTATGGTTATAAAGAACTATCACAAATATTGTGCCGTAGCGAAGGAGCTATACAGCGCAGAATTAATGACCTAAACATCAAATACCGTCCTGTAAAAGCTGATAATCATAATAAGTGGAGCGATGAAGAATATGCAATTCTCAGTAACATGATTAAAAATGGGAGCAAATATGAGCAAATTTCAGATGTAATAGGTCGCTCTGCGAAAGCAATCAGAGGAAGAGTGTTTGATAAATATTTGACTGAAAATCTCGACAAAGTAAGAGCGTACATAGGCAATGGAAACTTTGGAGACGGAACGCCTGACAAGCCGTTAAAATACAAGCGACTTATGTCGGACGAAGAAAAAAACAAAGCTAATCTATTGTTATCAATCATCGCAGGAGATTTACTTTGTGTTGCAAAAACGAACTCAAATGTTGATGAGGAATACAGCGAATTTTGGCAAAAGGATATGTGCTTGAATTGGAGCAATATCAAAGGCTGTATTGCATGCGAAAAAGATTGCGACAGTTGCACATCGTTTAAAAGAATACCTGTACAACATTGTAAGCGTTGCGGAAAAGATTTTTTTGAACGAAAAAACGCTGACTTTTGTAGCGATTGCAGGTCAGCTCGCCTATATCAAGCACGAAAAAAATATGCAATCCTTCATCAAAAGCAAAGTCGAAAGTAAAGAAGGTGTATCTATGGATGATAAAACAGAATTCGTACGAATGGTAACAACACAATGCCTAAAGTATATGTCTGTGAATGAAGCAAACAAGGTTGAGCAAATTTTGTCAGTCTTGTTGACAAAATATTCTCTAAAAAAAGAAACCTACGCTTTATCCACCGAAACAGTTACTCCTAATCAAAAATTAGTAAATACTTTTTTAGCCATTAAAAAAATTAGTGGTTTAACTGACAAAAGTCTAAAAGCTTATAACAATGAAATACAAATGATGCTTAAAGCAATAAATAAGCCTATCGCAGACATTAAGGTTAATGATATTCGTGCATACCTTGCTTTTGAACAATTAAATAAAAATGTATCAAACAGTTATCTTGATACAAAATTAAGATACTTAAAATCATTTTTTAAAACACTGAGAATTGAAGGCTACATACCAAATGATCCGGCAGAAAAAATCACAAAAATAAAAGCTGAAAAGGTAATCAGAAAGCCGTTTACACCGATTGAAACCGAAAAAATCAGAGATGCTGCCGGAAAAGATTTGAGGTTGAAGGCAATCATAGAATTTTTATTATCGACAGGATGCCGAGTTACAGAAGTGGAAAATGCAAATCGCAGTGACATTAAAGATGATAAACTGATTATCACAGGCAAGGGTAACAAGCAAAGATACGTATATCTTAATGCACAAGCAAAACTTGCTTTGGAAAAATACGAAAATACGAGGTCAGACACCAACAATGCTTTGTTCGTTAGTAAAGTTAAAATAAAAGGTGAATACAAAAGGCTTGAAAAAGGACAAATAGAAAATATCATTCGTGAGCTTGGTAGAAACATCGGAATTGAAAATTGTCACCCACATAGATTCAGAAGAACCATGGCTACCGATGCCCTTAGAGCCGGTATGCCAATTGAACAAGTATCACTAATGCTTGGCCACGAAGAACTGACTACAACACAAATATACGCAAGATCTGATGAATCTGATGTTTATCAGGCACATCAAAAATATGTAAGATAAATAGGAGTGATAATATTGGCATTCCCCGAAAAATTAAAAGCGTTAAGGCTTCAACATAAATTAACGCAGGAAGAATTAGGTGAAAAGCTCTGTTTGAGCAGAACAAGTATATCTTACTATGAGCAGGGAAAATTTGAACCTGATATTAATACCATAATAGCTGTATCAGATTTATTTAAAATTTCGATAGATAAACTGTTGAAATGAGGCGTGACAATGAAAATAAAAAAAGCATTCGACATATGCAAGAAAAATAAAATTATTTCCATTTTCGGCAACGAAAAAGGCGAGCAATGGCTGTCAGACGGCTATGCAGTCTATCCTATTTTCGGCTTGCCGGAACTCAATGAAGATTACATATGCAAACTCTATGACATCAACGATGCGCAGAGAGATAAGATTAGATTTACAATCAGTCAAACCAAGCCGTTGATTGATGTTGAGGATTGTTCGGCGGATGAAACACTGGCTGAAATGTGCGATATAAGCATTATATACGACGGTAAAGTAATGCTCCCGATTAGCACCGCAGAGGGCTTAATGTTTATTGACAGAGTATATCTTAATCCTTTTGTAGATATGCCAAACGAAACAATGGCACTTGCACTGCGTAAGGACTTCAAAGGTACTCCCTATTTTGCCGTTAAATTTGGAATGATTGCATACGGCTTTATATGTGCTTATGAAATTGTTGATGAAGATTTTGTGAGACAATTGAAATCATTATACATTGAAAGCGATATGATTTTGAAAAACAAGAAAGGATGACCTGCCGATGAAGCAGTATGAAGCTGACCAACAGCGGAAGTTATTTCAGTGGACGACCTTCATCCGGGCAAAGTATCCTGAAATTGATTTGATGTTCCACATTCCGAACGGCGGAAGCAGGAACAAACTTGAAGCAGCCAACCTCAAAAAGCAAGGAGTAAAGGCAGGTGTGCCGGATTTGTTTTTACCGGTCAGCCGTGGAGGTTATCACGGTCTGTTCATCGAATTAAAATACGGCAAAAATAAGCCGACTGAAAAACAAACCGAATGGCTTAAAAGCCTTAATGAACAAGGCTACGCTGTCGCTGTATGTTATAGTTGCGACAATGCAAGCGAAAAAATATTAAAGTATTTGAAATTAGGTGAAATAAATGAGTGAAGAAAAAAAGAAACGAGGTCGCAAGAAGAAACTCGACCGAATAGACAGGATGTGTCTTTACTGTGCTGATTACAACGCAAAGCACGGCACAAGTTACAGCTACGGCCAGTTTGTTGCACAGATAGCCGCAGGAAAAATTAAAAGACTTGGGTTATATGATTATGAAGGAGGTCTTGCAAAATGAGTGAAAATGAAAAACCGGTTGCAGCGGAAATGCAGGACAAGCCGACACCGGCAGAAACATTGTCAGAACTCGACAAACTTGTGATAGGCTTCATCGACGGTGACCTTGATGTGGCTACGCTCAATAGCTTAGATATGTTAAATCGTTGGTTAGTGTTGTCAATGTCAGCCATATACAGTTGCACAAAGATAGGCTTGCTATCAGCCAAGTCTTGTGTCAAGGCCAAATACAAGCTCCTGCAAGAGTATCGCAGGTTTAGGACTGACACTTTTTTCGCAAACAAGGAACACATCGAATGGATAAAAAGGACGAAAGAAACTTCTTGCAAATTAACGGAGTTGTCAAAGGCAATTGCTGATCACGATACTAATGTGTTGCAAATCGCTTTACAGATAATTGACCTGCTCACAAAGCACGATGTTTATAACAAACTTTTTATTTTATCGGATACATCGGATACATACAAGGAAAAATGTTTAAAAACACTAACCGAAAATGATACAGCGTTTTTGGACAAGTTCGGCAGCATACCATTTGTGGATTTGCTCTTTAAATTTTACAAGTCAACGGAAGAAACGAGAGCATCAGAAATTTTCAAAGAGCTGGATGCTGATAACATTAGAAAGGTAGCTTGTCACGTGCCGGTTAAGTCGGATGATTGTCGAGGAATCGCAAAAAGCTATAAAGAATACTTTGGCATTTAATAAGGCAATATTCTTGCCGTGTGCAAAATCTTAAAGGAAATTCAAATCAAGTTAATCCTATATTCAAAAAGTAATCAAAGCGATGACTTCCGCTTTTGATTAATTTGATTAAGCTGTTAAAAAGAATGCACCAAAAATCAAACACACAATTGCAGCGGCAAGGTTGCACAGAGCAGTAGTTCGGTGGTCAGACGGACTACTGCATATTTATATCATCTGACTTTTTAATGCGAAAATAGAACAATAGACAGTCACAAATAAAAGGGTTGAAATACCCTTTAACTATCCCGCTCAAGGAATTAATTAAGTGACCGTTTTAGTTTTTACATATATAATAAAGGATTAAATATGTTTACATACAAAGCCGAAATTAAATCAGGCCCTTTGCTTGAGGTTAAATATTACAAGTCCATTCGCAAACGTAATAAGAAAAATCTTGCTCGACAAATCAATCAATCCCGAACAAACGAAAAGCAAGCCAAAGCAAACCGTATCAGAGGAGAACAACACACACAGAGGCTTATCCTTTGCAACTTCTCTGAGGGCGACTGGTTCGCAAGATTCTCCGCTCCGTTTGGCGAGTTTACCGAAGATGAGTTTGAAAAAGTTGTCTCGAATTTTTTCAAGCGTATCAAACGCAGAACAGAGAAAAAACAAATCAAGTTTAAATACATCGGGTACTGCGAATGCGGCAAACTCGGAAAGAATTGGCATATGCATATTGTGATTGAGGATTGCGTGCGTGAAATCTTAACGGAATGTTGGCCGTGGAAAAACGGAATCAATTTTACTCCGCTCTACCAAGACGGAAACTATGCCGACCTTGCAAAGTACATCCGCAAAGATGTCAGCGGAAAGAAAAGATTAAAAACATCAAGAAATCTAACGAAGCCCGAAGTCAAAGTCACCGAGGGCAAGAAAAGAGAATATCGAAAGCTTGAACGAGGAGAAGCTCTGCCTTGCCCTGAGGGATATTATTTCTGCAAAGATGAAATGTGGATAAACGATTTCACAGGTGCGACTTTTCACTTTACATATTTGGCCAACGCTCACAAGCATAAGAAATTCGGAGGTGCGAAAATGTGAGAGATTCGACAAGAGATTATACAATTGCACAGTTTAGACTTTATGCCTCGCTTGGCTATCCAAACAAAGCACAAGTCGTTGCAGACAAGACAATGCACCGAGCACTACAACTTGATCTGCTTGCTGTGATAGACACGCTCAATGCTTTAACAAGCAGCGGCAAAGACTACATCCGTCAAGCTGTTTGTGCCGTTTACTTTGTTGCACCGACAGCACCGTTACAAAAAGGCGAAATAAATTTTAGGGTGACTAAGTTTGCAGTTAGCAACTATACCGACGAACGCACGGTGTTTCGCTGGCTCAAAGAGGCACGATTGCTTTGCGCAAAACTTCGTGGGCTTAACATTTGTACATATTGCACAAAGAAAGATGTCAGTAGAAGCGATTAAACCTGTTATAAAATTAAATTGTAATGATAAAACGAAAAGTAACAACGGACTGGATCGTCCACCAAATCCGTGAGGGCAAGGCATATAGATTTTATTTAACAGCGGATTGGCATAAAGTCAGAGACGCCAAAAAAGCGAAAGAACATTACGAATGCGAACGCTGTCGCGCTGTGGGTAAATACAGTCCTTGTGAGGCAGTGCATCACAAGCTATACCTCAAGGCAAGACCTGACCTTGCTCTTAATATTAACAACCTTGAGTGTCTTTGCAAGGACTGTCATTACAAAGAACATCACAAGTACGAATCAAAAAAATTAAAAGATGAGTTTGTTGAGCGATGGTAAGTTAAAAAAACATACCCCCGGGTAAAAAATCGAAAAATTCTGAGGCTTATGGATAACGGTGTAAAGGCACGACAGTTTGGTCTCGCGCACGCACACGAGAAATTTTTGAGAGAGGAGTAGACACAAATGGCACAGATTAAAATTGCAGAAATCAAGGACAGCTTGATTGAACAACTGGCCTTGAAAGGTGCAAACATTGAAGTCTATAGAGATTTAATTGACAGCTATATTTTTTGTACGAAACTTGAGCGTAAAATGCAGGCGGACATCCGCAAAAATGGCTTGACATACAAAGCTATCAGCGCCACAGGCAAAGAGTATATTAAGGACAACCCTTCTGTCAAAAATGCCGTTCTGTACAACAAACAGCGCTTAGCAATTCTCTCACAAATGGGGTTGTCAATTGACAAGGTTGAGAGCGAATCTGATGACGAACTGTAAAGTCATAGATGAGTATATAGACCTTGTTAAAAGCGGTAAATATCGTGTCTGTCGTGAGCAAATTCAGCTGATAAAATTTGTCGAAAATGTCTTTGAAAATGAAGAAATTTATGTTGACGAAGAACAGCTTAAAAAGTATTTATCCTTGCAGAAATATTTTCCTTATGAACTTTTCGCATGGGAAAAATTTTGTTTTGCATTGCATAATTGCACATACTCAGCTCCCGGTGTTTTACGATTTCCCGACCTTGTAATCATAGTTGGCCGAGGCGCAGGCAAAAACGGCTATTTAGCTTTTGAGGATTTTGCTTTATTGACACCGGTAAACGGTGTAAAAAACTACGACATTGACATTTGCGCAACATCAGAAGATCAGGCAACCATTACTTTTAATGACATTTACAATGTCCTTGAAAACAACAAAACCAAAATGCAAAAGCATTTCAACTGGACAAAAACAAGGATTGTAAATTTAAAAACAAACTCAGTATTGAGATACAGAACATCAAACAGCAGTACAAAAGACGGCGGCAGACCGGGCAAAGTTGATTTTGATGAAAAACATGCGTATGAAAATTACAAACTCATTGAGGTGTTTGTCACCGGTTTAGGAAAAAAGCCACTCCCGAGAACTACTACAACCACAACAATGGGATATGTGAGAGACGGTCCGCTTGACCAAGAGTTTGCGAGAGGCCTTGAGGTTTTGAACGGTGATGCGCCCGACAACGGCACGCTTTATTTTATTTGCCGATTAAATGACGAAAAGGAAGTTCATGACGAGCAAAATTGGTACAAAGCAAATCCAAGCTTGCAATATTTTCCAAACTTACTCCGAGAACTTCGGAAGGAATACGAAAAATGGAAAATTGATCCGAATAATAACTCTTCATTCATGACGAAGAGAATGAATTTACCACAGGGAACGGAAGCAAATCCTGTAACTTCGTGGGATAATATCAAAGCTACAAACAGACCTCTTCCCGACCTTGAGGGCAAGCCGTGTGTTTTTGGCATTGATTATACAAAAACTACTGACTTTTTGGGTATTGGTTTAATGTTTTTAATTAACGGTGAAATTGTATGGAAGCCGTTTTCGTGGTACTGTTCGCAGTCGGCAGACCTTGGACGAATTAAATTTCCGTATGCTCAACAGCCTGATTTACAAAGGGTTGACGGGGCGGAAATACCTCCCGAAATCGTTGCTGACTGGTTGAGAGAACAGAAAGAACATTACAACATTGTCGGCGGAGCGTTAGATAACTACCGCTATACATTACTCAAAGAGCCGTTAATGCAGTTAGGTTTTGAATGTGACCGCAAAGGACGAAATAATCTAAAACTTGTAAGGCCGTCTGATAAAATGCTTGTTGCTCCTCTGATTGCCTCTGATTTCGCAAATCACCGTATAGTTTGGGGCGATTCGGCACTGATGCGATGGTACACAAACAACACATCAGCAATTGAGGATAAAAACGGCAATATTATCTACGGCAAAATCGAACCAAAATCACGCAAAACAGACGGATTTATGGCATTTGTTTCCGCGTATACGCAACTTGATTTGCTAAAACAAAATCAGCCGATGACGGTTGATGAACTCAAAAATTGCTTTAATGCGATTGTATTTTAAAGGCAGGTGAAAAGATGAAAGTAATAAACTGGGTGAAAAATCTCTTAAAAAAAGATGCCGTTGCAGCGGAATTTAGCGAGGACGGCTCGACAGTTGATGAACAGAGGTTTCACCTGACTGAACTTGCCTTGTTTACTGCAATTGATTTTATTGCTCGAAGTTTGGCAAAGTGCGAATTTGTGACAGTAAACAATAACCGAGAAAGTCGCAAAGCTGAATATTATCTCTGGAACTATTCGCCGAATAAACATCAAACAAAAATCGAATTTTTTACGCAGGCTGTTGCAAAGTTGATTTTTGACAACGAGCTTTTAATTGTTGAAACTGCCGATAATCAGCTTATGATTGCTGATAGCTTTTCGAGAACGGAACACGCTTTGATTGACGACACATTCAGCGGCGTTACTTGTCGAAATTTTACATATCAACGCATTTTTTTAGAGAGCGATGTAATTTACCTCAGATATAACAACTTTGCTCTGAGAGGTTTGTTAGCCGATATGTGCAACACTTACGAGCAGTTAATGTTATCAGCTCAGGAAAGATATAACAAAGCTGTCGGACATAAAGGTATTTTGGAGCTTGAAAATTACAGCTTTGGCGATGAAAACTTCGCTGAAACTTACAACAAAGTGCTGTCAAAGCAGTTTAAATCATTTTACTCAAACAAAAACGCTGTTATGCCAATTTTTAAGGGTATGAAATATTCAGAGCCCTCAACCGATGCCGGAAAGACTACGAATAGCGAGATTAACGATATTCAGAAGTTAAAAACTGAGGCATACACGATTGTTGGCAATGCTTTGCATATTCCTCCGGCAATTTTAAGCGGTGAAGCCTCTCAGCTCTCAGACGCTATGGATTGCGCTATCGGAAACGCAATTGATCCGATTGCAAATATGTTTGAGCAAGAGATTACAAAAAAGAGATTCGGTAGCACCGAATTTAGCAAAGGTAATTATCTACTGATTGACACAACGACAGTCAGACACATTGATGCCGTAAGTCAGGCGAACAACCTCGACAAGTCAATTGCCAGCGGTGTGCTGACACCTGCGCAGGCTCAAAAATATTGCAATATGCTCCCTTGCTCGGAGGCTTGGGCACATACATATTACATTACTAAAAATTACCAAACAATAGCAAATGCTTTGAAGGGTGGTGAATAAATGAAAAGCAGAAATTACAACATCAAGCAAATTGCAGAAAATCAGAATGTTTTGCAAATCTATCTTTACGGTGAAATTGAGCCGAGCTATTTAAATATTTGGGGCGACCTCGTAGAATCCAAGACAAGCGCCGAATACATTCGCAAGGCGATTGAAAAAGCAGGCAAAATTGAAGGCATTGAAATCCACATCAATTCTGTGGGCGGATTTGTTGATGAAGGCGTGTCGATTTACAATCTGCTAAAAAGGCAGAGTGTGCCCGTCACTGCATACATTGACGGTATGGCTTGTTCAATCGCCTCTGTTGTCGCAATGGCGGCTGACAAGATTGTAATGCCGTCAAACACAACAATGATGATTCATCATGCGGTCGGAGGCTGTTACGGAAATGCGAAAGAACATAGAGATTACGCTGAACAGCTTGAAAAAATCAGCACGGCAAGCACAAACTCTTATCTTGTTCACGCAGGCGAAAAGCTTACAAGAGAAAAGCTTGAACCGTTGCTCGATGCTAAAACATTTCTGACCGCACAAGAGGCTTTTGACCTCGGTTTGTGTGATGAAATCGTTGATCCTGTCGATTTAACGGAATCAAAAGAAATCGTTAACGATGCACAGCAGAAGAAAAATCCAAAAGCAAAACAGGCAGCGGCAGAGCTTTTAAAAATGCTCGGAACAAAGCCTAAACCGCAGACACCGCCCGAACCACAGGCTGAACCGAAAGAAAAGGACAGCTTTGAATTTTTTGAAGAACTTTTTAAAACCAAAAATTATTTGTAAAGGAAGATGAAAAAATGAAAAATCTTGATTTACTTGCAAACGCAAAAGCACAGTTTGCACAGAATTTTAAAGACGCTTTTGAATCAAAAGACGAAACAAAGATGACAAACGCTCTCAACGAGTATGCGGAGAGCATTCAGCAGTCCATTATTTCCGTTGCTCAGGAAATCGGCGAAACTGCCGACAACACAATCCTTGCCAAGAGAGGATTCAGACAGCTTACAAGCGCAGAGCAGAAGTTCTACAACAATTTTGTAACAGCGGCAAAATCTGCTGATGTTAAGCAGGCTCTCACTGGTCTTGATGTTACAATTCCTCAGACAATTCTCGATACAGTGCTTGAGGACATTACAAACAATCATCCGCTGCTCGATGCAATTGGCATCGAAAACACATACGGCTCTGTTAAGGCAATCTTTGCTACAGACACAAAACAGCTTGCCGCTTGGGGCGCATTAAATTCCAAAATCACACAGGAGCTTGCAGGCACAATTCAGGAAAAGGACTTCTCAACATCAAAGGTAAGCGCTTTTGTTCCTGTTCCGAAGGACATGCTTGACCTCGGTGCTACATACATCGACGCATATGTCCGCAGAATCCTTGCTGATGCACTTGCATACGCATTTGAGGACGGTTTTATCAACGGCGACGGCAACGGAAAGCCTATCGGTATGCTGAAAGATCCCGAGGGCGCTGTAAAGGCAGGTGCATACACTGAAAAAACAGCAACAAAGCTCACAAGCTTTGACATTAAGTCATATATGGATGTTGTTGCAAAACTCGCAAAGGGCAAGGGCGGTAAAACCAACAACATTACATCGGTTGACCTCATCGTTAATCCTGTGGACTATCTCACAAAGATTATCCCTGCTACAACTGTACTTGCAACCGACGGCTCGTACAAGAACAACCTCTTCCCGTTCCCGACAAATGTTTATCCGTCAGAAATGGTTGCGGAAGGCACTGCCGTTATTGGTCAGCTTTCAAGATATAAAGCCTGCCTCTCAACAGGCAAGGAAGGTAAGCTTGATTACTCTGACCAGTACCAGTTTCTTGAAGATAACAGAGTTTATCTTATTAAGGCTTACGCTACAGGCTTTTCGCTTCACACAAACGATTTTCTTAAGCTCGACATTTCGGCGCTCAATCCTGCTGAAATTAAAGTAACTCTCAATCAGGCAACAACAGTTTAATTTATCACGGAGGTGTTGAACAATGGGAATTGTGAACGATGTAGTTAATATGCTCGATTTTGACCGTGAGCACATCGAAACAGATGAAAGCACAAAGTCGAAAATTGAACTGATTATAGCCAATGGAAAACAGCACCTCCGCGATTATAATCCTTTGCTTACTGATGAGGATTTTGAACGAGCAACAAGGGCAAGAAGTTTGCTGTTTGATTACTGCCGTTATGCTTACTCGAACGCTGTTGAAATGTTCGACCATAATTTTGAAAGCGAAATTTTGAAATTAAGGCAGGAATACGAGGTGCGAATGTATGATACCGAAGAATAACATTGATTTTTTGACATTCAACGACGGACTTGCAAAAATCTACGAAACCGACGAAAACGATGACATCATCGCCGACAGCCTGAAAAAATATCGTTTTGGCAACGAAAAAATCGGTGTAACTCGTTTTTACGGAGCAAAACAGAACGATATTGAACTGTCAAAAGTTATCCATATCCACAAAGATGAAACTTTGGGAACGGATATGGCGGTCATCATTGACGGCACAAGGTTCAAGATTGAACAAATTCAGCATGATAAAAGCAAAAATCCCCCTTGCTCGATTGTGAGCCTGTCGCAGAGGGGACTGTATGAGGGCGGTGCAGAAGATGTATTTTAAAAATTACGATGAATTTGTCGAACTTATTAAGTCTTGTGGCTTTAAATGTGTAGAGGCAGATTACAACAAATCAACCCCTGCACCCTATCTTGTTTATTTCAAGGATGAAGAAACAGGAATTTACGCAGACGGTGAAATACTTTGGAAAAATGCAAAAATCATCATCGAACTCTACACCGCAAAAGATGACCACACAAGCGAAACGAAGTTTGAGGAGTGGCTCAACGAAAACGGTTTAGGTTGGAAAAAGCCGAACCGAGCGTGGGACACAACAAATAAGCTTTGTGTAAGTTATTACAATCTGAGTGTGACTTTTGATGAGTGATTACAAAAAAGTCGGTATTGACCGTCTCGGAGACGCCCTATCAAAAGAGTTGTCAACCTATTCGGCTGACATCCAAATGGGCGTGCGGTTGTTGGTTGACGAAAAATCCGAAGAACTCAAAAACGAAATCAAGAAAAATGCACCTGTCGGCAAAAGAAAAAAATATCGCAAATCGTTCAGAATAAAGGTCACAAACGAAACATTCAGGTTTTACGAAAAAACGGTTTATTCAGCTAAGCCTGAGTACCGGCTTACACACCTCCTCGAAAAAACTCGTAAAAAGAGAGGTAAAAAAGGCGGAACGGTACAACCAAAGGTGCATATTGCTCCGGCAACGGAGAAAATTCACGGCGAATTTGAAGCCGGAATAAAAAAGCTCATTAAATCATCGGAAGCTTTTGGCGGCGGTGATTTGAGCGGTATAAAAAGAATTTAAAAATATAAGGAGTGCTTATTAATGAACAAAACTATTAGAAAAGTTGGTTATGCTACGCTAACAGAAAGCAGCACAGGCGAAATCACATACGGTAAGCCCGTGTGGTTTAAGTCTGATGAGGCAGGCGGCAGAAGCATCGGTGCTGAACCTATCGGCGATTCAAACACAATCTACGCTGACGGCTTGCCTATTATTGTAGCAAGTGCGAACGGCGGTTATACAATCAGTCTTGAACTCATTTCCGCTGTTGACAATATTGAAAAAGACTGGTTCGGCAACGCAGAAGCCACAGAGGGCGGCATTATTGAGAAGGGCGGTATCAAAGTAATGCCGAGATTTGCTCTCCTTGCTGCAAAAGAAACATACAAGGGTGACAAGCTCTACGAGATTGACACATATTTTGATTGTACCGCTGCAAGGGCAAGCAGAAACGACAAGACATCCGAGGGTAGTTTCGACCCACAGTTCCCGACATTTACAATCACTTCAAAGCCACGCCCTGACAATGATTTTGTGCGTTACACCTCATATGCCGACACCCTGCCCGAATCTGTTGTAATCCCGACGGTTAAGGTTGCAAGTCAGGCATCAACAAACTCATCTAAGGCGGTTAAAGGTTAAGTATGAAAGATACAGTTGTTATTAACGGTAAAAATGTTGAGGTTGAGGTCACAGCATATACAATGCTCATCTACGAGGACACATTCAAAGGCCACAGTTTTCTGCGTGATGCCGACCGTGTTCTGGTTAAAAATCTTAACGATGTAAAGTTCGGTTCTGCCGTAAAGCTTTTGTGGGCAGCGGCAAAGACGGCAGACGATACAATTTCTAACTTTAAGGCTTGGTCAAAAAATGTGAGTATTAAGGACGCTATTTCAGCGACCGACACAATTATCAAACTCATCGTTGACAGCCTTAAAAGCGACAGCCCAAAAGCGACAGCGACAGCGACCTAAACGGATTTAAAACTTTCCTGACGGCGAAAGAGGTCTTATCTTATGCCGTCAGGTGTGGTCTGACTGTCGCTGACCTACAAAGATTTACAATAGGTTTTGTGCTTGATTATGTAGAAGCCTATTTTGCATTACGAAACAATAAGAATATCCACGAAGATGAAGAAAAATATCGGAAAATGAAATCTGTATTGCCTTTCGTGACAGAAAGATTTGAAAGTAAAGAAATCTCGGAAGAGCAGTACAGCGAGTTTATGAACCGATATAGGAAATTGGAGGACAGATATGGCATCAACGATTAAAGGCATCACCGTCAAGATTGCCGGCGACACTATAGATTTACAGAAATCCTTAAAAGCTGTACAGTCCTCATCGGCGAGCTTGCAGAGAGAACTGACTGCGATTAATAAGCAGTTAAAATTTGACCCTGAAAACACCGTTCTGCTCGCTCAAAAACAAGAAGTATTGAGAGAGCAGATTGATAAAAGTCAGTCTGCTCTTAAAAAGTTACTTGATGTACAGGATCAGGTTGAAGAACAGGCAAAAAACGGCGAAATCTCAACCGAACAGTACAGAGCCTATCAGCGTGAGGTTGAAAAAGCAAAAAGCAAACTCGAAACTTTTAAGAAACAGCTTGCAGAAACCGAAGAAAAGGTAAACGAGATAAACCTTGAATCAGCACGGACTGAAATGTCAAAAACTGAAACAAGCGTTGATAAAGCAGGCGATAGTTTTAAGGGGCTTGAAACGAAGTCCAACAACACCGATTTGTCAAAAATCAAAAAGGAAATGGACGGTGTTAAATCCTCAGCCGATAATCTTAAATCCGCTGTCGGTGATACATTAAAAGAAGCTGGTGCAGCGGCAACAACGGTTGGCGGAGCGTTGACCGGAACTGTCATAAGTGCAAACAGTGAAGAAAAAGCTTTAAATTCCTTGCAGGCTCAAACCGGCTTGACCGCCGAGGAGATGACAAAGTACAAAGATGTCCTTGAAGATGTTTACAAAGGAAATTTCGGCGAATCTCAGGAAGAAGTTGCAAATGTCCTTGCTTTAATTAAGCAGACAACGAACGAGACCAATCCAAGCAAGCTTAAAGATATGACCGAAAATCTCTTTACTTTAAGAGACGCTTACGATTATGACTTCGTCGAAACGCTAAGAGCGGCGAATATGCTTATGGAACAGTTTGGCGTAACGGGCGATGAAGCGTTTAATCTTATTGCTCAGGGCAGTCAAAAAGGTCTGAATAAAAACGGCGATTTGCTCGATACAATCAACGAATATTCCGTACATTATAAGCAACTCGGCTATGATGCAAATGAATTTTTTAATTCGCTTGAAAATGGCTCTAAAGCAGGTACTTTCAGTATTGACAAGCTTGGCGATGCCATGAAAGAGTTTGGAATCCGTTCTAAAGATACAAACTCGAGTACGCAGGAGGGATTTACTCTTCTTGGCTACGGCGCAAAAGCCTCAGCTGAGGACATTCAAAAAGCCAAAGACGAAGTCGCAAAGCTCGAAAAAAATCTTTACTATGCAAAAGAGGAGCAAAAAGGCTTTAACAATTCGACGAGCGAATTAACAAAGCAAAAGAATGCCGATAAAATTGAACAATATTCAGAGGCGCTAAAAACTGCTAAAGAAAATCTTGCAAATCTCGAATCAGCAGGCAAAGGCGCAAAAGGTAGTATTGAGGATTTGCAGGCAAGATTTGCAAAAGGCGGAGACAGCGCAAAATCGGCAACATCGGAAGTCTTAAACGCTCTTTTTGAGATGGATGATAAAGTCAAGCAAAATCAAGCAGGCGTTGACTTGTTTGGCACAATGTGGGAAGATCTGGGTGTTGACGGCGTAAAAGCTTTGATGAAGGTTAATGGCTCTGCTGACAAGACCAAAAACACGATGAAAAAAATCAAAGACATCAAATATGACGATGTTGAAGCTGATTGGGAAAGTCTTGGTAGAACCGTACAGACTGACATTATTAACCCGATAGGAAAATCATTGTTTCCTGAGGTTAAAAAACTTTGTAAATTTGTTGAAAACCATACTGACGATATTATCCCTACGCTTAAAATTGTTGGCTCTCTCGTTGGTGGCATTTGGGTAGGCAAAAAAACAACCGCTGTTGTAAGCGGTGTACAAAGCCTTATAGGCGCATATAAAAGTCTCAGAACTGCTACAGAGACTGCCAAAATCGCACAGGAAGGTCTTAACCTCGCACAGAAATCAAACGCAATCGGAATCATCGTAGGCTTAGCGGCTACGCTTGTAGGTTTCTTGTGGTCAATCGCAAGTGCGAACGATGAAGCCAAAGAATCACAGGACAAGCTCAACGAAGCGCATGAACAGGCTCAGGAAGAAATCAAAGAGCTGAAAGATGCCAATGATGAGTATGTGCAAAGTAAGAAAGATGCGGCGTCAGAGGTTGACAGCGAATTTCAATATTATGACAATTTGTGGGACGAATTGCAAGGTATTGTAGACCAAAACGGAAAAGTCAAAAAAGGTTACGAGGACAGAGCAAAATTTATTACCAATGAATTGAGCCGAGTTACAGGCGATGAAATCACTTGGAACGGCAATGTTATTCAGTCCTATAAAGACCTTAAAGGCTCTATGGATAAAGCACTTGAATCAAAGAAAGCCCTTGCTATGTTATCAGCTACAGAAGATGCTTATCAGACTGCTGTATCAGGTCTTGCAGGAGCGAAAACTGACGCAATAAATGCTTATGCCAAAAAGAAAAAGGCACAAGAAGAGCGCGACAGTGCAGCGGAAACCGCACAAAAATATAATACAGAAGGACTTGACAGAAACAAAAAAATAATCAAAATTGCGGGGTGGGCATTTGAGAATGGAAAAATCTCGCAAACCGATTATCAAAAATACCTTAAAGACGCACAAAATAAGCAGAATATAGCTAAAAACGAGCGTGCTTTATCATCATTTGGCGCGGCATACGGTGCTGAAAGTCAAAAAGCTAAAGATAACCTCAAAGAGAAAGAAAAAACTCTTAAAGAAGTTGAAAGCAAATATAACGAGTATCAAAGAAAACTCGTTAATTTTAACACCACGATCCAAAACGTCGAAAACCTCACAGCGGCAAATGCTAAAGGCAACACCGAAGAGATTAGAGCCGCAATGTCAGATTTATCTAACAACATTGTTACATACACAACAGGCACTAAAGATGCTCTCGAACAGCAGGTCAATGATTTTAAGACAAATGCCGAGAATCTACGGACGGCATACAAAGATGGTGTTGAAGGTGTTACAAAAGACCAAGTTGAAGAAGCCGAAGAGTTGCAGGAAAGAGCAGAAATCGAACTTGCTAAGTACACCGATATGTACGGCACGGTTGCCGCAATCGCAACGGGCAAAGCTGACGAAATCAATGCGCAACAGCAGAAAATCAAAAACGGTTTCATTGATGCTGAAACAGGTTCAAGAGAAAGCTTAGAAAACCAGCTGGCAAACTTTACCGCAAACTATGAGTTGCTAAAAACTGCAATGGATGAAAATCAACCCGGTGTAACTCAAAAAATGGTTGATAATGCTCACGACCTCGTAGATAAGGCTACCGGTGAGCTCAACAAACTTGAGGGCAACGGCGAAAAAGCTGCGAAAAAGGGCGTTAATAAAACCGCTGAAACAATTGGCAGCAAAGAGTCAAAAGAAAAAATCGAAGGCAGTACAAAAAAAGCGGTAGATGTAACTGCATCACAAAACCTTGTAGCTTATGTAATATCGGCAAGCTCGATGCTCGGCGCATTTTTTTCAACAGGATTTTCATCCGGCATTGAATCGGTTATAGCTGGTGTAGGTAATTCAGCGGCATCAATTGCCGCTGCAGCCTTAGCATCAGTGCAAAAAGAGCAGGATTCGCACTCTCCGGCAAAAAAGCCGAGAAAATTTGGTGTTTATTTTGGTAAAGGCTACTGTCTCGGAATTGAAGATGAAATCGTCGAAGCTCAAAAAGCAGCAAGGAACTTAGCGGCCAAAGCCTTGTCAGCTGTTGAGGGCGACCCTGTCGGTGCGATTAACAGTAAATTTGCAGGCATCCGCACACAAAGCCAAGATTACGCAGCGGCAAACAGCCAGATGTCAAAAATTGTGACTAACTCGCCTACGATTGAGATTAAATACATAGGCGATGTAAACATCAATAATGACATGGATGTTGACGATTTTAACCGCCGTGTATCGACCGCAATTGTGCAGACGCTTGACGGCGAAGCGGCTCGCTTGGGAGGTTAAAGATGAGACATAGTTTTACATACAACGGCACTGATTTACGGACAATAGGCTTTTTTATAGCTACACCTCCCAAATATCAAATTGCAAAGCGTAATTTTGATTTTACCTCTGTCTACGGCAAAAACGGCGCAGTGATTACCGATAACGGTGTTTTTGACAATGTTGAAATGCAGTTTGAGGTCAACAGCTATCCATACATTGTGCCTAACGAAAGTAACGCTGAGCTTGTAAGAGCGTTTGCTGAGTGGCTTACCGTTTGGGACGGCGAATATAAAATCTTCAGGGATTCATATAACCCCGGTTATTTTACAAAAGCGATTTGTACTGGAATTGAGCCAATAGAAGAGGTTGCTCCTCTTTGCTTGTCAACGACTATCAATTTTAGCCGAATACCGTATTGGTACAGTGATTTAGGGCAGGAGATTCTCCGACCAAAATTGACCTCGACACAAAACGCAGAAATCGAAGTCTATAATCCTGAAAATTACGAAGCAGAGCCTTTAATAAAAATCATCAATAAAGGTGCAAAAGTTAATCCGTTGATGCTGACGGTTAATGATAGTCAAACTTTAACAGTTAAAACATCATCGGATAAGGATTATATTGAACTTGATTCCGAACAGCAGTCCGCTTCTTTCAACAACGGCATGAGTTTAGCAAACAATTGCATAATCTGCACAGAGTTTCCAAAGCTTTTGCCCGGTTGGAATAAAATAAAACTCTCAGGAAAAAGCGCAAATGCGTTTACTGACATTGAAATTAAACCGAATTGGAGAAGATTGTAATGTACCCTATCTTGTACAACATTGCTGACTATTACAAAAATTCAACACCATTGTTTGAATCTAACGGTTTCGGCTTTTTGACTGAATGCACCGAGTTTTTGACGACAATGGAGCAAAATGGCACATACAGCTTTAGCGCGAAAATAAAAAGCACAGATAAGCTCGCGCCGAAAATTAAAATAACCTCGTATATTAAGGCGAAAGTAAATAATGTATCTGAGCTACAGTACTTTTATGTGACCAAAATAGAGGTTGATAAAAACGGTGATTTGACCGTGTCGGGCGAACATGTGTCAAGAATGTTTTTCCAAAACGGAACAATTCCTCGTGCAATGGACGGATCGATGTATGGCACGCCGAAAGAACTAATTGACCACTTTATGCGAGATTACAGTCAGGGAGGAGAACCTCTGCATATGTGGTTTACGGAAGCCCCATATAAGTGGTTTAGCTTCAGTTCATCAATCACAGCAAAGAAAAGAATTTATTTAGGCTATTCACAAGCGGTAAAGTTTGAGGATATCTTCAAAGATGATGACGAAGGATTGATAAATCAGTTTGACGGTGTTCTGTATTTTAACAATTTTGATATTCATTTTGAAAAAATCAGTACAGCAGGGGCGAAAAATGGCTATCGTATAGCTTTCGGCGCTAATGTGTCAGATTATAAGCAGACTGCTGAAATCGGCAACTACTATACACATGTTATGCCTTACGCACGATGCAACACTACGAATAATAAAGAAGTCGTCGTGTCAAGCCCTGAACCGTACGAGACAGGGTTAAAACGGAACATAAAAAACACATATTTATACGACTGCACAAGCAAAATCAAAAAATATACCTTAAATCCAAGCACCGGCGAAAACTACGAAGAAGTCAGAGATGCTTTGCGTAATGCAGTTGCTGATTATAACTATTCGACGGAACAAACATTGGAAACTCTGAGTATAAGGGTAACTCTTGAAAACGAGCTCACTAAAATGCACGCAATCAAACTTTATGATGAAGTGACGGTCGTAATGCCGGACGGCACGAATCTTAGCCGAAGAATTTCAAAAACGGTTTACGATAGCGTGTCTCAGAAATACAAAGAAATTACAATCGGCGATTTAAGTATGTCGATGTCTGATTTACTAAAAATCCAAAGGAGGTTTAAAAGATAATGGCAATTAGTATGAAACATAAATCAATTACGATTGATGTAAATGACCGCAACGCACCGAATGTTGTTGGTATTGTCAATGTCAACGATAAAGCGACACGCTATCTTGATGTAACTTTAACGGCAAGCGGTGAAAAATTGACCTTTGCAGATTGCATAGTAACCGCAACATTTGCGACGGACGGATATTTAATTTCAGATTCAGTCGCTTGCACCCTGAACAGCACGGCAGATGTTATTACTGTTCCGCTCGAAAATTTCAAGTCTATGTCGGGCTTCTTGGCAATTGAAATTAAGATTGCAAACGGCGAAACGCAGGTGTTAAATACTCCGCTCACTTTAAAAGTTATGGTAACTCCGAGCCTCGCCGAAAACAGCAAGATAAACGACGAAAGTGCTGGCAGTTTTGCCGAAATCAGCCGAGAGGTTGCCACAGCAAGAGGCGGTCAAAATTCGCTTGGAGCAAGGCTTGATAAAACAGACAAGAGTATTGCCCGAAAGCTCGATTCAATGCCGTTCGACAGCGAACCAAAAAATAACAGCCCGTGTTACCTCACAAGCGGAGCAGTTTACAACGCTCTGCTTGTGAAAGCAGATAAAACCGCCTTGGCGACTAAATACGATTCGTCAAATATTGAAAGTGGTACATCAACACTCACACCGTATTCAACCGTCACCGATAAAATCAAAAGTGCAAGCTGTACATATAAGACGATTGGTGACATCGTAATCGTCAGTGCAACGGTCAAAATGAATGCGGCTACAATTGGAGCAAACAGCACATATCTGCTGATTGATTTGCCGTACAAATGCATTGCCGAGGACAATGTTTTTTGTGTCGGCATTTCAAACCTTGGCAAGGTCTTTAAATTTGCTGTGTTAAAAAATAACACTTGGTTGCAGTTTTCAACTCAGGATAAGACGGCTTACACATTCGCAGACGGCGAGCAAATTAATGTGATTTGCTTGTACAAAATTAAATAACGGAGGTATGAAAAATGGAACTTAAAGAAAAAATCACACTCGATATGCTCACGAAGGACAGCGTGTCGGTACTCAGACAGCAGTTTTTGACCTTTAACGGTGAAGAAATGCAGGTCGGCGGAAACATCCGCAACGCATATATGAACTCTGTAAGTGGCAGAGAACAGTTGAGAAAGGTTCTCTCTGATGAATACTACAACGCAGTTATGGCGGTGTGGGGTTCAGAACCAACCGTTGATGAACCGACAGAAAGCGAGGTGTAAGCAATGAAAGAAAACATTTTACAGGCGTTATTTGCCACGGTATGCGGTGCGATTGTCGCATATCTTAACATCTTGCTTGTGCCGTTTGCGGTAATGATTGCAGTAATGCTCATCGACTATGCAACAGGAATGGCACAGGCATACATCAGCCACACGCTTAACAGCCGTGTCGGTGTAACAGGCATCATCAAAAAGGTAGGCTATATCGTAGCCGTAGCGGTCGGTATTGTTGCCGACTATCTCATCAGTTCGGCACTTGTCAACTGCGGAATCGACCTGCGGATTAACTACTGCATCGGAATGATTGTGACGATTTGGTTTATCATCAACGAATTAATTTCAATCCTTGAAAACCTTTCGGAAATCGGAATCCCATTGCCGAAATTTTTGGTGTCAATCGTCAAGAGATTAAAGACAACAGTCGAAGTAAAAACAGACGAAAGCGAGGAATAATTATGTCAGCAAAAAGAATTTATCTCAGTCCGTCAAATCAGAATAGGAACACCTATGCAACGGGCGGTACAAACGAAATGGCTCAGTGCGACAAAATTGCCGCCGCAACAGCCAAAGCTCTCAAGCGTTGCGGTTTTGAGGTTATGGTCGCAAAGTCGGGAACGCTTATGCAGACACGCTGTCCCGAATCGGACAAGTTCGGTGCAGACATTCATATGCCGATTCACACCAACGCTTTTAACGGCAAATACACAGGCGGTACAAGAGTTTTCTGTCTGAACTCAAACGGCAGAAAGGCTGCCGAATCGGTGAAAAACGCCCTCGGAGCAATCTCGCCCGGCAAGGATGATTCGGTCAGCTACAAAACCGACCTTTACGAAATCAATGTGCCGAGGGCATTGACCGTGTATGTTGAGTGTGAATTTCACGACACCGTGACAGGCTCGGATTGGATACGCAAGAATACTGTGGCAATCGGAGAGGCAATCTGCAAGGGTATGTGTAACTACTTCGGCTATAAGTACAAGTCGGCAAGCTCATCAGGCACAACAAAGCCTGCACAGACTGCAAAGCCGAGCACACCAAAAGCGTTTAAGCCGTACATTGTCAGGATTACCGCAAATGACGGTGTGAACATCCGCAAAGGTGCAGGCACGAACTATCCCGTGTGCGGCTCAATTGCAAAAGGCGGAGCGTACACGATCGTAGCCGAAAAGACAGGCGCAGGCGCTAAAAAGTGGGGCAAACTCAAAAGCGGTGCCGGCTGGATTGCACTTGATTACACTGCGAAAATCAAATAAATACATACATAACAAAACCCAAAACACATAATTGCAAAAATATTCCCCTCACCTATCTTTAGTGACAGTGTGAGGGGAATTTGTTATTATTTATTATTATTTTCTTCTGCAATCCTTTCAAGTTCACGGATTATGAGTTTTTCAACATAGGCAGGAGGCGTCCTCGTGCAGGTTTCCCAGTCTCCTATGGTTCTTTTTGGAATTTCGAGCAATTCGGACATTTGAGCCTGTGTTAATCCTGCTTTTTTTCGTGCTTCTTTAATTGTCAATCTTATCAACACCTTTCATAAAGCCGTCAATCCAAATGACCTTGCCTGTCTTATATCGGCGAAAATGCCCTCGAACCTGAAACACGCCTTCAGGACTTCTACGATGACCGACCGATGCGGCGTAGAGTTGGTTCTGGAACGGTCTGAATACGATTGTTTTATCGCCTTTTTGATTCTTTCCTACAGCGGAAAATTCTCGCTTGTCACGGTCAAGAAAATTTCCATACCATAAGAAAGCGTTCGTGTGAATATACGATATTATCAAGGTCATCATTACATCAAGCTGTTCTTGTCCTGTTTCAGTTTCCTTGGCTAGCTTATAGTGCAGTTGAAAATCGTTCGTACCTTCAGGAGTAGGGAAGAACTCGCCTTTTGCAAAAAGCTTTTTGTTAATTTTCAGAGAGAATTTTCTTTCAAGTCCTTTCGATTCGACATACAGCACGCATTCGGGATTGTCCTTTTTTCGTATTTCACATTTCTTGAAAAACGGTTCAGCTAAAGAACATTTCAATCTGTCATTTTCCGCCCATTCTCGAAGATAAGAGTAGGCGGATTCTTCAATGTAGATAGTGTTCAAGGTGAGTTAACTCCTTTTTTTATTTTGAATTTATATACCCACATTTTAGATTTTTACAAAGTTCGTCTGACACTTCTTGCAAATACTCTTTCGTTGCAATCGTGATTTCATTGATGATTCCGTGGTAATCTCTTGCAACAATTTCTTTGCTTGCTACTCCGAAATTGACATTATTGATGTTTTCAAATTCAACAACCAACTTGTCTACATTTTCGCCAATTGCGGATTTTTTCCATCTTCTGAGGTAACTGATGTTATTCAACACAAATTTGCCCTCGTTGCTTTCAATCAAATTTAAAATTTCTTTTTTCATAATTTTTAACTCCTTTATTTATTAATTAAACAAAATCTGACCAATGGTCTTTGAAATATGATACAGCTAATTCATAATCATCTGTGTAGATTACTCGATTATCTCCGTGTTCTGCCACGTCTTCTTCAACAAGCACGGATTTGGGAATCCACATCGTCTTTCGCTGGTAACAACCAACGTTAAGCATTGCATATACGGCTTTTTCTGTTTCTTTCAAGATTGCGAAAACATCGCACATTGTGATGTTCTTGCCAAGCTCGTTTGCTACCTTATTAGCAAACCAATCTTTTACAGTTATAAACTTATCGCCTGTTCTTGTCATTTGTGATATCCCCTTCCTTTATCTTGATTACATCATATCACGCATTGCGTGATATGTCAAGTACTTTTTTAAAAATATTTTTTTAATTCAAACAGTTACTACAGATTTACTACAGACAACATTCTGAAAGTCCGAAAATGCCGATAAACACTGACTTTTTTAAAATAGACATCTTGACTGTTAATCATGATGTCACTGGTTCGAGCCCAGTTGGGGGAGCCACAACAGAGTAGTCTTTTGACTACTCTGTTTTCTTTT